TTATCGAATTAATATATTTATAATCAGAATTAAACAAACTATGGACACAAACAAACTTTTTAAAGCTATTCAGCTTGTAGTCAAAGAAGAGGTTAAAAAACAAACTGCTGAAATTAAGGAGCAAGTTAGAAAAGAAATACTTGCAGAACTTAAAAAAAGTGCAGTGAAACCTTCATTAGTTGAAAAAAAGATTGAAAACCCTTTTGATAGGGCTTTAGCATTGTTGGAAGAAGATAGAGAAGTTGAACAAAAACAATACACAAAAAATCCAACTTTAAATCAAATTCTTAACGAAACTTCAATCAGACCTAATTTCAGTAGAACCGATGGTGAATGGGGAACTATTACGCCTGAAATGATTGGATATGGAAATGCTCAAATGGGGTTTCAAAATCAATCTTCTCCAATGCCACAAACGGGTAATGATATAATTGATAAAGCGATAATGAGAAGTGCGCAGGTTTTGAAAGCAAGTAAAGATAAAAATAGATAATTTAAATGGCGATAGTAGTTGGGCCAAAATTAGTTAAAGATTTACCAGAGCAGGATAGAGTTGCTATTGGTGTAACCCTTCCTTTCCAAAGAGGGGCTAATGGATATTTTGCTCAATCTTATCAAACTATTGACCAAATAAAATCAAATATAAAAAATCTTTTACTAACAAGAAGAGGAGAAAGAATAATGCACCCTACATTTGGCACGGCATTGTACGAAGCTCTTTTTGAACAAAATACAGATGATTTAGAATTTAAAGTGCAAACATCAATTGAAGAATCTATCGGACAATGGATGCCGTTTGTATCAATTGAAGAAATTTTAGTTGATCAATCAAATACTAATAGAGATAGATATAATTTTAATATTTCAATTTCATTTAGGGTTTCGGGACAACAAAATTTAGAGACTGTAACTTTTAATATAGTTGAATAATGGCATTTAAAGTAACAAATAAAAAAATAGGAAGAAATAGTAGAGATATAAACTACTTAGGAAAAGATTTTCAATCATTTAGAGATAATTTGGTTGAATATGCAAAAACTTACTTTCCGTCTTCATATAATGATTTTAATGAGGCATCTCCTGGTATGATGTTTATTGAAATGGCATCCTATGTTGGAGATGTATTAGGTTATTATACTGATGCTTCCCTAAAAGAATCCCTTATTCAATTCGCCTCTGAAGAAAAAAATGTTTTTGCATTAGCAAACCTTTTAGGATATAAACCAAAATCAACATCTCCTGCAATTACCACATTATCGGTATATCAATTATGTAAAGCAACTTCTGCTGGTACATTAGATACAAAATACTTGTTAAGAATAAATGCGGGATTTGAAGTTAGATCCACTTCGGTTTCTGGTCTTACATTTAGAACCGTTGAAGCATTAGATTTTAATGATGAGAATGATAGAGAGGTAACCGTTTATAGTACAACTAATATAACAAATATTCCAGATTACTTTTTGGTTAAGAAAAAAATTCAAGCTATTTCTGCAACCGAAAAATCATATCAAAAAACATTTACAACATCCGAAGCATTTCAAAAAATTGATTTAGATGATACTAATGTAATTTCAATTGAAAGTATCGTAGATGATAATGGTAACAAATGGTACGAAGTTCCTTATTTGGCACAAGAAACAATTTATATTGATTATCCAAATGTAGAACAAAATGATCCGGATTTATATCAATTTGGAACAACCGTTCCTTATCTTCTTAAGTTATTAAAAACATCAAGAAGATATGTAGTGAAAACAAATGATGATTTTACAACTTCTATTCATTTTGGTGGAGGAGATAGTTCACTTTCCGATGAATTAATAATTCCAAATCTTAAAAATGTAGGATTAGGATTAAACAGTTCAATTGATAGAATGGCGGAATCATATGACCCTACAAATTTTTTAAAAACAAAATCATATGGTCAATCACCTTCTGCAAATAGTACACTAACCGTAACTTATTTAGTTGGAGGTGGAGTATCATCAAATGTTCCACAAGGAGATTTAACATCAATAACAAATCTAGTTTTTAATGAAGATTTAAATGATACATACTCTGATTTTGATTTGACCGTTTACAATTTTGCAAAAAACTCATTGGCAGTTGAAAACGAAATACCAGCTAAAGGAGGTAGAGGAGTTGATACTATTGATGAAATAAGAGAAACTGCATTAGCAAATTATGCATCTCAAAATAGAGCGGTAACTGCAAAAGATTATCAAGTTAGAGCTTTATCTATGCCAGTTAAGTATGGTTCAGTATCAAAGGTATTTGCAATTGGAGATAATTCATTAAATTCAAATTCACCAGAAGCTATTCTTAATTCAACTGAAAACGTTACTGAATTTGCGGAAATAGTAAGAAGTATTGTAAACTCTTCTTTGGCAAAAGGTGGAAAACTTCCTACAACTAATGAAATAAAAGATAATGTAAGAAGTTTTGTTCAAAAAACAACACAAAGTGCTGAACAAGTAAATCCATTCGCTATAAACTTATACACATTAGGATATGATGCAAATGGTAAACTTACAAATCTTAATAGAGCAGTAAAAGAAAATTTAAAAACCTATCTGAACGAATACAGAATCCTTACTGATGGTGTTAATATCATAGATGGATTTATTATTAATATAGGTGTTAATTTTGATATAACTGTTTATAGAAATTATAATAGTAGAGAAGTTGTATTAAGATGTATTGAAGAATTAAAATCTTTCTTCGCAATTGAAAATTGGCAATTCAACCAAACCATAAACCTTTCTGATATAGAATTATCATTGGCAATGGTAGAGGGGGTTGCATCAATTCAAAAAGTGGAAATCGTAAATAAATGTGGAGGAGGATATGCTAGAAATAGTTATGATATAAAAGGAGCTACAAAGAATAAGATAATATATCCTTCGTTGGATCCATCTATCTTTGAAGTTAAGTTTCCTGATAAAGATATAAAAGGAAGAGCAGTATAATGATTCATTTTGTAACAGCATCAAAAGATGCAACCGTATATACATTATATAAAACTAAAAATACTGGTTTAGATGAAATATTGACAGTATCAAAACACTATTCACGCTTTGCAGAAAAAGATGATGCTAGAGTTTATATTCAATTCGATACAACAAACATACCATCTTATGTAACGGCATCATCTGCAACAATGGATTTGAAACTTACTATGGCTGAAGAAATGCCAGTAAGTTTTTCTCTTTACGCGTATCCGGTAACTGAAAGTTGGAATATGGGTATTGGTACATTCAATTTTACACCATCGAATGAAGATGGAATTACTTGGAATACTCAACCTGGTTTTACAACTTCATCAGTAAGTGGTTCACAAACATTCACATATCAAAGTTTAGATATTGAAATGAATGTAAAATCAGTTTATGATTATTGGACTGGTTCAGTTAATTATGGGTTGGTTCTAAAACATTCTATTTCAGTTGAATCATCATCATTGGATTATGGTATTATGAATTTTTATTCAAGAGAAACAAATACCATAAATCAACCACTACTTAAATTAGGATGGGATGATACATCGGGTTCATTCTCAACTGGATCTTTAACACCACTAACCGCATCTGCGATAATAGTAAAAAGTAAAGAATTAAAACCCGCATATTATGAGGGTGGAAAAGTAAAAATTAAAGTAATAGGTAGAGAACAATATCCTTTAAAAACATTTTCCAATTCATTCTCTTATTTAGATGAGAAATATCTTCCAACAAGTTCATATTATGCTATCAGAGATGAGATTACAAAGAAGAAAATTATAGATTTTTCTACTTATAGTAAAATAAATTGTAATTCAGAGGGAAACTATTTAGTATTTGATACTACTAACTTCCCAAAAAATAGAGTTTATAAACTTTTATTTTTGATAGAAAGAAATGGATTTGAAGATTATTTTGAAGATGATTTAACATTTGAAATAAGAAGTAATGGAGTTCGAGTTGATTAAAAAAGATTTACAAAATAGTGGTTCTCTTGTTGCAAGGGATAGGGACTCTGTTTACTTTGAGGCAA